GCCCTTGACGAGGATGGCAGGCATGCCCTCCGCCGTCAGCGCTACGTCTGTCATGGGATCCTCCAAAGGGTCAGAGTTACATCGTGATCAGGCGAGTCGCCCTCCTTGCGCACGAGCTTGGGAGTGGACTGGGTCTTGATCCGCCAGTGCCCGGTCACGCTCCCGTCCCGGGCGGTGTAGAAGAGCGGGGGCTCGTTCTCCACGATCCACTGCTGCAGGATGGCGACCTCGGCCAAGGTCTTCACGCGGCCGGAGACGGACTGCTCGCTCAGCACGTCGCCTCGGGTGTAGACCACGGGCCGGCCGGTCGTGTCCGACAGGACCTCCATGCCGAACGGAATCTGGGGTGTCTCGTCGGGGACCTCCCAGAGGGTGACGACGCGCACGCCATCGCTCAGCAGAACCGTGCTGCTCATGAGCCCTCCCAGAGGTTGACCTTCACGGCATAGAAGCCGGTCACGCGCCAGACGCGGGCGTAGTCATCGAAGTACAGCTCGCCGCCGGCGTTGCGCTCGATACGCTCGATCTTGGTGCGGTAGAACTTGCCCTCCTCGGCGTCGTCGGGCGTCACCAGAACGAAGTCCCGGACGCCCGTGGAGAAGCGGAAGTCCAGCAGCCGGAAGACGACAGCCGCCAGCTCAGCCGCCGCGTCCGAGCGAACAGCCCAGGCGTCGATCTGCAGCCGGGGCTGGTCAGCGGTGATGTGGGAGTCCGACCCTACCGTGCCGAGCCCGCCGGGCATGACCACGCCCAGGGGATAGGTGCGGGCCCGGGGGATCCTCGTGTACCAGCGGTCCTCAGCCGGCGTGCAGGCCTTCAGATAGTAAGCGAGCTGGTGCGGAAGGTGCCCGTGTGGCCAGTCGACCATGCCCATCATCAGCCTCCCGCGTTGATACGTTCTCCGGCCCTCTGGGCCGCTCCTAGCAGTCGCGCCTCGCACCACTCCACGCTCATCTCCCAGGCCGGGTAGATGAACGGCTGGGCGCGGCCGCTCACGCGCACGCCCCACACGGGTTTCCCGCCTGGTTTCGGCCGGAGCCAGATCTCGTCCGTCTTCATGGTCAGGTAGGTGCGGCTCTTGCCCTTGATCTGTTTCATGCCCCCGGGGCCCTCAGAGACGGCCTTGCCGGGTCCCTTGGCATTGAGCTGGCGCCCCTGGGTCTTGGTGACGGGCAGCCAGCCCCACTCCTTGCGCGCCTGGACCTCCAGGGAGGGCGCCATCGAGAAGGGCACAAAGTGGGGAACGGTCCCGAGCTCCTGGAACTTGGCGTAGATGAGGTTGGTGCCCACGGCCACGCCGTTCGGCAGGACCCCGTAGGCGATCGAGTTGATAAGGTCCCCGGTGTTGTGGAGGGCGGGGCCTCCGTGCGCGTTTCTCAGGTTGAGGATGTACTCCTTGACCTGCTCGCTGACGTGCAGCCCGATGTCCTCGAAGGCGACTGCCATCTCGTCGGCGAAGATCTCAGCCGCCGCCTGCAGGCCGGTCATCCTCAGCCCCCGGATCTCTAGGCGCAACGGGATCATGAGGGTGGGCTCGGTCACGGCGTCCAGGCCTCCAGGTCATACTCCAGGTGGAAGTTGCGCGCCTGACCGTCGACGTAGGCGATGCGGTAGCGCGGGGGCTCGCCAGGCACGGCGCCCCCCTCCTTGTAGCGCACGTTCCAGATCTCGCAGCGCTCGGTGACGTCGGGGAAGAAGGGCGTCACCATGCGCCGGCTGAGCGCGGTGCCGACGCCGCCCGCCAGGTAGCGGAGGCTCCCACTCATACGGATCCAGCCGCAGGGGACGTCGGCATGCAGGAGGACCGGCGTGTCCTCGGGCTCGGCGTTCTCGTCGTCCTCGACGAGCTTGTAGATGTCGCAGAGGAAGGGGAAGGCCACGGTCAGATCCCCACGACGATCGAGGGCCGGTAGCAGCCGTAGAGGGCCTTCTTGACGTCGTAGCGGAGCAGGTTCTCCAGGGTCTCCTTGCGGGCCTGGTGATCGCGCTCGCCGGATATCTCGCCGTCACGCACCGAGCCCCAGGGAGCTATCTCGTCGCGCCGGCTGACCGTGTCGTCTCCGCGCACACAGATGGCCTCGATCAAGTCGTAGAGGACTCGCACGCCGTTGGCCGGCAGCGTGAAGCCCCACTTACCGGTGATGGTGAGCGGGTGACGGAAGCCCACCCGCTCGCGCTGGCGGAAGCCCGGGTAGAAGGTGAAGTGATAGTCGGCGATCGGCGGGACCAGGGGCTCCAGCATCCAGCCGGCGCTCGTGATCTCGAGCTGCGCGGTGATGTCACCGAGCGTGTCTGAGACGACGGACGTCACCGAGTGCAGGCACTCGGGCAGGGCGATCGCCTGGCCGCCGGGCGGCCGCAGGCGCCGCGCCACGTCCTCGGCGTCGACGGTGAGTTGCCGACTCAGCTCGGCACGAAGGATGTCCATGGCCCTCGCCTCCATGGGCCCGCAGGTGTCAGCCGTCAGGGCTTGCACTTCGGCCAGCTTGGAGTAGGCCTTTAGGTCTGCGAGGCTGGTGATGACAAGGGCCATGGTCCACTCCTCCTTAGGAAGGTACGTCCGCCACCATCAGGCCGACCGTCTTGAGGGCCGTGAGGAGCGCGTTGAACTCGGTGACCGTGGGGTTGGTGACCTCGGTGCTCTGCGGGACGTTCGCCGCCACCGGATTCGGTGCCACGACGGTCCACTCCGCGCCGTCCCAGGTCATGATCTGATCGGTGTCCCGCTCCAGTACGCAGTCGCCCAGCTCGTTCTCTGGTGCGCCTTTCGCCAGGAAGTGGATGGTGAGGTACATCGGCGCGCTCAGGGTCCAGGTGCTCCCGTCATTGCCGTACGCGCCCAGGGTCGTGCCGTCGCCCGCGTACTCCAGGTTGGCCGTCGCACCAGACACCCGGTAGCAGACCAGCCAGTAGCTCGTGCCCAGGGTCAGGTTCACGTCTGCGAAGTCGAACACCGGACGCTCGTGAGCCGCCATCCCGGCCACGTAGTCCGCGTCGCTCTGCGCCACCTGCACGCCCGGTTTCCCCGCCACGTTCGTGTAGATGAAACCACGGAAGGTGATTGAGGCACTCTCGAATCCGAACTCGGTTTCCAGCCGGTAGTGTCCTTCGCCGTTGCCGGTGAACTTGGTGCAGTGATAGGCACCATCCGAGTAGTTCGCGGAGAACATGTGGTCCGTGCTCCCCACCGTCTGAATGAGCCCCAGAAGGCCGGGAAGCGCGGCCGCGTTGGCGACGGAGGGCTTCCAGGTCATATCCGCAGCAGCCAGGTAGGCATCTTCCAGGTCTGAGCCGGGAATGCCACCTTCGGGCTTGACATAACCGCCTTGAGTAGCACTGTCAGCCAACCCAAGGCTCGCTTGCACTTCCGTGGTCAGGTCGGTTGCTGGGATGCCGTCCTCGGGCTTCGTGTAACCGCCTTCACTGACTAGCGTCCAGGCCGCATCCTTCCAGGTCATGATCGCGCCCAGGTCCCGCTGCAGGATGCAGTCGCCCGGGGTGTTCGCCGGTGCGCCGGCTTCCAGGAAGTAGACGAGCAGGTACATCGGGGCGCAGGTCGTCCAGGAGCCGCCATTGGAGCTGTAGGCTCCGGTCGAGCCAGTGGTCGCCGCTTTCTCGGCGAGGGTCCCGGGGTCCGCTTGGCTACAGACGAGCCAATAGGTCGTGCCTTCCACAAGGTCGGCGTCCGCGAACTCGAACTCGATGGGCTCGCCGTTGCCGGTGGTGGTCACTTCGTCGTCGGCGTCAATGGAAACTGGGTTTGGCCAGGGATGGCCCGAGCTGGTCGAGTAGATGGCTGCGTGCACCTTCTGGGGGTCTAGCGCCTCCGAGGGCGGCATCGTCTGCAGCCGGTAGGCCCCGCGCCCTCGGCCGGTGAAGGCGGTGGCGTGGAAGGGCGTGGTGTAGTCATGGGGGAAGACTCCGCCGGTGGTGCCGACGGTCTGGACGAGCGCCTTCACGCCGGGCAACGCCGCCGCATCGGCCACCGAAGGCTTCCAGGTGACCGTCGGTATCGTGCCCGGGGCGAGATCCTCCGCCGGGATGCCACCTGCGGGAGCCTGGTAGGCGCTGTCCGCCTTGCCCAGGCTCGTTTGCACGTCGGTAGTCATGTCCGAGCTGGGGATGCCGTCTTCGGGCAATTCGTAGGCGCTGTCGGCTGCAGCCAGGCTGTCCTGCACCGCCGTGGTCATCGCGCTGCTCGGGATCCCGTCCTGCGGAAGCACATAGGCGTCACCGGACTGCAGAGCTGAGTCGGCTTTCCCCAGGCTTGCGGTCACGCCGGCCGCCAGATCATCGGTGGTGATGCCACCCTCTGGAAGCTGGTAGGCCGTGCTGCCGGCGGTCAGATCGGCTTGCACGTCGCTGGACAGAGACTCGGCTGGGATGCCACCCTGCGGCACTGCCAGACCGGCGTTAACCGAGTCCACCAGTGAATTCACAAGGTCGCTGACGGCCGGCGCCCCGAGGGAGCCGGCCGGTATGCGGGTCAGAGGCATCTCGGCCTCCTTAGGCTACGCAGGTGTCGGTGAAGTCGGCACCAGTGGCATCGGGGGCGATCCCCAGGATCTCGGCGCACACGGTGGTGAAGCCGAGGGAGTCGTGGTTGGCGTAGATCTTGGTGCCGGCGCCAGGGGTACCGTTGGTGTCGTAGGTGAGCACCACGGTGGCCACGCCGTCGACCACGGCGGGCGTGGTGTCGTCGATGGCCGGCGCTCCTACGGGCGCGGCCGTCACGGTCTCGACCGGGGTCAGGGTGACCAGGCCGCCGGCGGAGTTGATCCAGGTGTGGATGTTGCCATTCTCGTCCTGGAACTCCAGCTTGACGGTCTTGTGGTAGGTACCGACCGGGGCGGCTGTGACCACGGCTCCGCTGGATGCAGCGGTCGCGGGCACGGCCACGAGCTTGATCTGTCGCTGCCCGGTGGTGGCGAGGGCCTGAAGGATCAGGGCGTTGATGACGGCCTGGAACTCCGGCGTGCCCACCGAGCCCGACGGGATGGTGGTGAGCTTCATAGCTTTCCTTCTTTCTGTCCCGGGAGGGACGCGGGGACTATCGGGCCTGGCCCTTGCCGCGCACGGCGTGCTCGCCCTGGGCGGTGGTCATCGGGCCGTGGTAGGGGGCTTCAAAGTCCTTGCGGACCGCGAGGCGGAAGAGACGCGTGCCCAGGAGCACGATCTGCTGGTCCTTGTCGTCGACCTTGAACGGCACTCCCCTGAGCGCACGCGCCTTCGGGTTGCCGTTGATCCTCATGGGCCCATACGACGCCGGGCCGTCCAGGATCAGCCAGTCAGCCAGGCCGGCCGTCGTGGCCTCCTCCTGGGCGATCGCGTCGGCCTCCTCGATCGGCTGGAACGTCGGCGCCGGATCCTCGCCCACTTCCTCCGGCGGCTCTTCTGAGCCGAAGGGCATCAGAGGTACGGGTTGCGGCAGGCCGGCGGCCGCCAGGGCTTCTCGTTCATCCGCGAGTTGCTGTGGGGTCTTGGCCACGGGTTCCGGCTTCGGCTCCTTGGGCGGGGCCTTGGCTACGTTGTTCTTGGGCGCAGTGGTGGTCATAGCTCTCGATCTCCTTCCGTGCCCGAAGGGGTATGAAGGCCAGGGGGCCGGTGGGGCACGCACCGAGCCCCCGACAGCCGCGACGGGGTGGGCGCAGGGGGTGAGCCTGCGCCCGTGTCTCGTCTCGGGTTGGCCACATGGTGGGGAAGCGATGGAGTCTGGAAGTGAAACTCCCAGTTAGTGAACTAGAACGGCAGCTCGATGCTCTCGCAGATGACGGTCGCGTCGAACTCCTGGACGATCGGGTCGTCATCCAAAAAGACGGAGTAGTAGCGCATGTCGTTCATGATCGCGTCCTTGCCCTCGACCGTCTTGCGGATCCTGACGTCCCAGGTGGACACGATGACGAAGTTCTGTGGGTCGCCCAGGATGATCGTGCCGTCGGGGATGCTCGGGCAGTAGACGATGTCCAAGCCCAGGGGCTTGTTCGCCACGTCGGTGCCGAGCAGGGCCAGGTCGCCGGCGCCGGTTGCGCGGCTGGAGACCATCTCCACCCAGGCGATCCGGGTCGCGGCGTTCATCATCCACTTGACGTTGCCGGTCCTGAAGAACTTGGGCGGCATGGCCTTATACATCCCGAAGAGGTGGTCCTTCGAGAAGGTCCCGCCGTTGATCCCGGACGCCGTCACGATGTGGCCGCTGTTCCGGACCTGCTTCAGCCACCCGTCGTTCAGGGTGAGGAAGTCGTAGTCCGGGTCGGTGTCGTCGGCGAAGGCGGTGTCGCTGTTCCAGTGCAGGTCCTCGAGATCGAGGCCGAGCTGGGTGGTCATCATGCCCATGATCTTGTCTTCGAGGGCCTCGCCCTCGATGTTGTCGTGGAACATGTCCTCGCTGCACTCCCAGGGGAGGCAGAGGCGCGCCACGGAGTAGGGCACGTGCGCGAAGGTGTTGGCGGCCCGGTAGGTGTCCGGTCCGGTGCCCTCGTGCTTGCCGCGCACCAGGCGCTTGCCGATGTAGATCTTGTCGATCTCACCGGTCTTGGCCGACATGCGCAGCTTGCGGCACTGCTGGCTGAAGGGCGCGATGTCGAAGATCATGACGTAGAACTGCTTGACCTGCTCCGGGAGCATGAGCCCGTAGGCCATGTCGTTGGACGTCATCTTCACTACTGCTTCTCGGGGATCCATGGAATGCCTCGCTTTCAGGCGTGGTGGACTTTTTGGGCAATAAGAAAGGCCCCACTTCGAGGGCCTACTTCTTGTTGCTCGCGCTCGTCCGTGCCCGAAGAGCGTGGCGTGGTCTATGGGGTTGGCGGGGGAGCGGCCCGGGGGCCGCAGGAAACGGTGGTTAGATAAGGCCGCTCCACATCGAGGTGCTCTTGCCCTCGGCCGCGATCTCAGCGGCGCTCTTGGTCACGTTCGACTGACGCTGGCCCTGGGTCTTCTCGATCCGGTCCAGGCGCTCGCCCAGTGGAGCCACGGCCTCAGCTACTGCCTTGGTCACGTCCGCCTTGGCGAGGCCCGAATAGGTCCCTTCGGTGTCGCCCGGCTTGGCCGCGCCGCCGGCGTCCATACCCTCGGTGTCTTTGCCGTCACCGGGGCCGGCCTTCTCGACGGTGTCGCACTTGCTCACGTCGATCGAGGCGCCGCATTTCGAGCACTTGACGAACGGCCCTGCGGCCTTCGCCACGCCCTCAGCACCGGCCTCGTCCTGCCCGTCTCCGATCGACTTCTCGATCTTGTCCAGGCGCTCGGTGAAGGTGAGCAGCCCTTCGTCGACCGCCTCCTTCATGGCCTTCTTGACCTCGTCGGCCGTCATACCCATGTCCTCAGCTCCTTCCTCTGGGCCGGGTCTGCCGGCCGCTTTGCGAATGATGTCGCGTGCCCATCGTGCGAGCCCGCTGAAGGCGGACTTGCTCACTGTCCCGTCCTCCTCCGTCAGGTCTCCTTGATCCTCGGGTTCATCTTCTGAGGCGCCTTTCTGGATGGGCGGCTTTCCATCGAGATCCTCGCGGATCTCGCCGGGCATGTCCGAGTCGGTCAGGTCGGGATGCAGGCGCCGCCAGGCGTCCCGGATCCGCTCTTTCACTCTCGGCATGTCCTCCTCAGGGATGTTCCCGTTGGTCCCTTGGTAGCCGTTGTCACCGATGCCCGAGACTGCCTGCCCCACCATCTGCGGGTGAGGCTTGCCGGGCTCCTTCGTGAGGCGGAACTTCCACTGCGTCGGGTCGTGAGGATCCGGCGCGTGGGCGAAGTCGGCCTCGCTGTAGTCGACGCCGCCCTCGGTCTTGACCGGCTGAGCAGTCGCCGAGTGGACCGCCTTCTTGACCATGAAGACTCGGTTGTTCGCGCCCCTGCCCACGACGTCGACGCGGTCGACCTCCAGGTCCGTCAGCTTTTGGGCCATCAGTCATCTCCTCCTTCCACGGTGAAGTCCACGCCGGCGCCCATCGGTGTCGGGTTCTGGCCGAGCGGGATCCGCGCGCCCTTGCCCTGGATGGAGTAGCCAGTGAACTTGCCCTTCTTGATCTCGTCCCACTGCTTCTGGGGCCAGACGGTGCCCATCACCCAGGAGCCCTTGCGGACCGTCTGCGTGCTGCCGTCCGTGCACTGGATGACCATGTCGCAGGGGGCGATGTAGGACTCCACGACCTCGGCGCCTTTGAGCGCCGGCCCCTGGTGCAGCTCGCCGGCCCGGCGGCTGCGGACCATGTAGTCGTGGGCCGTCTTCTCGATGTCGTCAGCCGACAGGATGTCGCCCTGCAGGTCCTCCCTGTCAGGCTCCAGGACCACGCCCAGGGTGAAACGCTTGTCCGGACGGCCCGCCTTCTCGACGGGCACGAGGATCTCGACCTGCTTGGTGATCGGGACGACCACCTGCTCCATCTCCTGAGGCTCGCCCAGGTCGACGTTGCCGGCCTCGTCGATGGTGTAGGGGTAGCGCCACCAGGCGTTCTCCTGCCAGCGCCTGACGACTACGTGATCGTCGTCCATCTCCTCGATGCTGAAGTCGGCGTTGCCGAGGGGATCCCGGCCGAGCCGGGCAGCCAGCGCGGCGGTCACTTGGTCCTGCTTCCACTGGTACGTGCCAGGCGTAGCCATACTCACCTCCGGAGAAAGGAAAGGCCCGTTGCCGGGCCGAGGGATGCTGGTGGTTCCGAGTGGTTCCGGGAACCAGGTCTACGCGGTCAGGTAGTCGCCGACGAGGGGCTCAAGAGGCCCTTCGAGACTGACGAGCGTGTCGAACGTGTCCTTGCAGGCCATGACGAACGCGTATGGGTTGTCCGTGGCGTTCGGGTAGTCGCCTGAGCCGATCGGCTGCAGCCAGGGGTCCACGCTCAGCATCCCGACCGCCAGTTCGTCCCCGGAGAGCTTGCCGTCCTCCCAGGTGATCGGCATCGTGATCCGCTCGAAGAGGACCACCGCGTCGAGGCGCATCAGACACCCGCCATGAGCCCGAGGAAGAAGCGCGCGCTCTCGGGGTCCTTGGACCAGATCTTCGCCTGGTAGTCGAGGCTGCCGAACAGGTGCTCGGCGGCCGAGGACATCAGCTCGGTGGCGTAGCGCGTCCCGTCGGGGGAAACGTAGCTCTTGCCGGCGTAGTCGGTCCAGAAGTTGTCCTTGCGCGTCATCTCGTTGGAAGCATAACCCTTTCCGAGCCACACCAGTTGGTTCTCCGGCGTGGGGGCGCTCGTGCGCTCCTCGTAGTATTGGGCGACCTTGGCATGGAGCCCGGGCACGACGTCCTCGAAGTAGTGCCCCAGCTCGTGGCGGGCGACGCGCTCGGAGCTGACGTCGCCGGGTTCCAGGTAGATGCCGTTGCTCAGGTAGCAGGAGGACTTGCGCCCAGTGCCCGCCCCGGGGTAGGTGCGATAGACCTTCAGGCTCCCCGTGTAAGGGACCGTGTCGACCCAGTCCTTCGGGTAGACCTGAGTCGCCTGCTTCAGCGTGGCCGTCTGAGGCTTGATCCCGTTCCCATATTGGATCTGCAGGTCGCCGCCGACCGGACGCACCTTGGCGAGCAGCTCCTTGGCCACCTCAGCCCGGGTTGCCTGCCCCTGGGTCGCGGTCTCCCAGTCCTTGCGAGCCGCGAAGAACTGTGACGTCTTGGCGTGGTAGACCTTGTAGGCCTCGTTGACCGCCGCCGCCTTGACCGAGTCCGGCTTCCCGCGCATCCGCGCACGCACCTTGGCGATGTCCTTCTCCGCCTTGTCCATGGCCTCACGGGCGCTATCGACCTTCTGCTTCAGGGGCAGAGTGACCTTCTCCACGGCCGCCATGCGGGAGTCGATCTCGTCGCCCAGCACGTTGCCCAGGCGCTGCACGTCCTCGTTGGTGACGACGCCGGCAGCCCTAATGCCGCGTGCCTCTTCCTCCCAAGTCGGCGGGACGAAGGCCGGCAGGTTCATCTCCAGGTCCTTCTCGACCGGCACGGCCACTGGAGGCGCTGGCGGCTTGACCTCAGGATCCACGGTCCCGTGCTCGTCCGGCTGCTTCAGGCTCTTAGCGTCCGAGACGCCCTTCTTCTCGTAGCGGACGGCACAGCGGCAGTTGATCGTGTTGTCGGCCGTGGCCCCGCGCGAGCAGTCGCCGGGCACCATCAGCTCCTGGATCATGCCCTTGGAGTTGGCAACCTTGAACGGCTTGTCGATATCGACGGTCTGCCCGTTGGCCATCCGGTGCCAGAGGCGTGTGCGGTTCGAGCCCACCTGCGATCGCCAGGTCTTCTTCTGGACACCGGCGTCGGTGGCGATCCCGAGCTGGCCCCGGCGGTTGGCGGTGATGACTTCCGTCCGGGCGATGCGCTGGCCTCGGACCTCGTTGAAGGCTGGTCCGAGCTGCTGGACGCGCTGGGAGAGGCTGTCGATGCCCTCGCCCTTGGAGAGACCGTCGGCTAGGGAGTTGACCAGGCTCTGGTGCGTCTCGGCGCTGACCTGGTTGACCACCCGCTTGATCGTGGTTCCCCTCAGGGCCTCGTCGGCTCCGGATACTGCCAATTCCCAGCTTATCTGTCCGGAGAAGTTGACTCCCGAGCCCGTGAGCCCGGAGGCGAAGCTGGCCGTCTGGTCCTTGTCAAAGACGTACTCGCCGTTTGGCTGCGGCTTCATCCCCAGGCGCTCATAGAAGGGCCCCGCGCTCACTGTCGCGCCCCAAGTGGTGATCCCATGGCCGTCGTCGGCAGCGATCGCCGAAGCCTCGCGCATCATGCGCCGGCCGACGCCTGCGCCCTTGGGCGACGTCGGGTCGACCGCGATGCCCGAGACCTCCACCATGCCGGTGTGCTCCGAGAAGCGGTGATCCATGATGCCGCCCAGCTTCCCGTCCGGGCCGAAGAAGCCCGAGACGTTGGCCGAGCCGTTCCTCTGCACGTCCTTCAGCAGCGAGTCAGCCAGGTCGCCTCGAAGGCCTCCCCACTCGGACACCTGAGTCCGAAGCGCGTCGACCTCCGCCGCGTCGATCGCCCGGTAGGTACCCTGCGGCCCTTCCAGGAAGCCGACCTGCGTCCAGGCGCCCCCAGTGTCGGGCACGCGCTGGGCGAGGTTCATGGTCTTGACGGGGTCGAGCCGGTAGTAGCCTGAGTACTTCTGCTCCTCGAAGCCCAGCCCCTTCCAGAAGGCGTCCGAGTCAGGACCCGGCATGGCCTTGATGCCCAGGCCCTTGTCCGTCGCTACGTTCGCCAGCTCGCGGACGAGTTGCAGCCCGGATCCGGGTACGCTCGCGTCCAGTGAGCCGAAGCTGTCGATGACCATGTGGTCGCTTTCGTTGCGCCAGTTGGCCACGGCCAGGGGCCGGCTGGCGCCGTCACGCAGGATGGCGTTGTTGGAGCCCTGGTTCTGCAGCCTCAGGTTGACCGCTGACCACATCGAGCGCGCCGCCATGGAGTCCTCGTCCTGTAGCGGGGCCAGCTCTTTGAGGAGGCGCTGAGACTGGACCCGGGTGAGGTTGCTGGTGAAGCCGGGCTTGGCCGCCCCTGCTGCCGGCAGGCCGCTGACGCCGCCCGTGCCCACGGCCTCCGTCAGCCCCTGCTGCAGGATGGCCTGCAGCGTCTTGCTGCTCTCCGTCATCGTCTGCGTGCCGGGGTCGTAGGACTGTTGGCGCAGGGTGACGTCCTCCAGCCAGGCGTGGTAGTTGAGCGCCGTCTCCGGAGGCAGGTCCTTCAGCGAGGCCTTGGCGACCGGGAGCAGCGTCGGAGGATGCGCCTTGACGTATGCCACGTAGAGCTGCTGCTCGCGCTTCAGCCAGGCGTTGATCTGCTCAGCCAAGAGGGCCATCTGCCAGGACATCGCCCGGACGTCCAGCCCGGACCCGCGTGGCAGGCCGGCCTTGATCCACTCCTCGTGCTCGTAGGCCGCCGCTTTGAGGACCACGCGCCTGAGCGCGGCCTTCGCCACTTCGATACTCACGCCGCCACCTGCTCCATCTCCCGGCGCAGAAGGTCGGCCAGGTCCTCGTCCACCAGCTCGATCGCCGCCAGGTAGCTGGCCCACAGCATCGGGTCCTCAGGAAGGGCCAGCCCGTAAGCGCCTTCGCGTGCGCGCACGGCGGGCCACTACGGCTTCGGCTGCGGCTTCAACGGCCGCGTTCGCGATCTTGGGCGCATGGTTGGCATGTCACTCCTCCTCGGTCGTCTCGCGGACGCCGGTTATCAGCCCCGCCGCGTTGGTGATGAAGTCCTTCTTGGTGATCGTCTTCTTGGGCTTGCCGTTCTTGGGCGCCTCGAGCACGATGGCGCCCTTCTCAATCTGCACGATCGGTGGGCCCTGGCTGGCGATGGCCTCAGCCAGCTCGTGCACGCCGTCGTCCCGGATCAGGTTGTGGCCCTGGGGGAAGACCTCCTCGACCTGCTCGATGACGAAGCCCAGGTCGCGGGCCATCTCTTGCAGCCGGCGAAACTCGGACCAGCTCTTGGTGACCGCCGCGTTGCCGGGCGGAGGCGCGATCGCTCCTGGCGCCGGCGCAGGCGGCTTGCCACCTTGGGTGGCCACGCTGTTCATGGCCGCCTGCAGGTCGTTCATCGGGACCACGGTGCCAGTGCCCGAGACGTCGCCGGGGAAGGCTCCGACGTTGGAGCCGCGGGTGATCTCGAACGGTCTGCGGCCCCACTCTTCCAGCTCGGGGTCGATGGTCTCGCCGGTGTCGGGGTCGATGCCGGCCTTGCCGTAGTCGTTGGCGTCGCGGACCTCATTGACCGTCAGCGCCTGCTGGTAGTAGCTGCGGGTCCGGGCGATCTGTTCCTCGTCAGAGAGGGCCATTTCATTGAACTTGAACTCGATCGGCAGCTCGTCGCCGAAAGTGTCCTCCAGAAGCCATTGCAGCCGCGTCTCGTAGCGCTGCTGGTCCGGCTTGATGACCTGCTCCTTGAACGTCAGATCCTGGTCCTTGGAGTTGGCCAGGTTGGCGTTCTCCACGATCGTCACCTTCGAGGGGCTCACGCGGTGGGCCATGATGACCTGGTCGCGACACCACTTGCGGTACTCGATGAAGGAGGCGTCCTCCTGGCCGGAGGCGCCGACGGTCAGCTTCTCGATGCTGATGCTCACGTTGGACCCGGCCTCGGTCTCGAGAAGCATGGTCTTGTGAGCCTCGCCTCTCAGGCCCTCGCGCATGTAGTTGACGACGTAGTCGCGGGTGTCCGGATCCAAGCGCCCGCCGTTCACGCAGATGGCCAGCCGGGGGACCGCGTTGTTCAGGAAGAACTGCTGCTGGTAGGCCTGGGCCGCCTCGTCGCCCAGCATGTCGCCCAGGGCGGGCAGGTGGTCCGGGTGGCCGTAGAACGGGTTGGTCGGGGTGACCTCGAAGAACATCATGATCTCGTTGGTGCCTTGGAAGCGCTCCGGGTTGGCCGTGTCCTCAGCCGCGCGCCCGTAGTCGCGGAAGTGCCGGTACTCGCCCATCCACTTCTGGACCCAGCCGTCCCGGTCCTTGCGCCGGCGCAGGGTGTAGGCGTGCATATGGAAGAAGCCGTCCGGCTCGCCCTTGCCGTTGCGGGTGATCTCAAAGCCGCCCCAACCGACCGACTCCTCGTCCTTACGGATGGCGTTCAGCAGCTCGTCGATGGACTTGCCGTCGCGTCGGGCGCAGCCCTCCAGCCACTTCTTGACGCCGGCCTGCAGCTCCTTCTGGTCGGTGTCCTCGAAGCCCTCCTTCAGGTCGAGGCGCCAGCCCAGCCCCACGCAGTTGGCGGTCTTGGCGTCCACGCAGGCCTTGTGGGCGACGTTGCGATCGTAGAGCTGCACCATGGCCAGGGGATCCACCAGGGGCGGAGCGCACTTGACCTCGTCGTAGGCCCACTTGCCCAGGTCCAGGCGCTCAGAGGTGCCGGCGCCGTCGAGCTTCTCGCGGGCGGGGGCCTCGATGATCGAGGCGAAGGCCGCCGGCGTCTGCTTGTTGGGAGGGGTCTTGTCCCGGGTGTCGATCGTCGCCGAATGATCCACGCGCGCCAGCGCCCGGGAAGCCGCCTGGCGGGCCGCGTCGCCCTCCGGGCCCTGCAGCAAGGAGGCCGAGTCGACGCCGGGCGCGCTGGAGTACTGCTGCAGCACGTTGCCCGTGGGGTCGATCGCGGAGAGCGGGTTGGGGATGTCGCCGGGCTTACCGCCCTTGTCCCTGCCAGGTACTCCGGCCATCAGCCAATCACTGCTCCTCTCACCAGGCCGAGGGTCGAGCGCCTGAGCGCGATCTCGGCGTAGCTGTCAGCGTGTGCGAAGTGATCGGGACCCCGCTGAACCCACACGGCCTTCTTCTGGCCGGTCTGGGGGTCCTCCTCGATCTTGCGCAGGACGTTGGTCATCTGCCGCACGTACTCGGTCAGCTCGTCTTCCACCCGGGGGATGCGGCGCTTGCGGAGCTTGTAGACGTCCCGCCAGGCGTCCAGGGCCTCGGTCCGGTTAACCGTCACGATGCGGGTGTTCTCGGCGTCAAAGCCCCAGCTCGCCGTGCCCTTCTGCTGGCCCCCGTAGTAGGCGCACCAGACCCGCCCGGGGAAGCGCTTGTTGAAGGCCCGGGCCGCATGGGTGTTGGGGAGAGCGTCGATGACGCAGAAGCGGACGTCGTAGGTCTCCATGAGCGCATCCAGGTGACTGAACAGGGCGTCGGTCTGGGGCTCGTGCTGCACGCGGATGGTGAGCACGACATCGCCGTGCGGCTCCTTGATGACGATGTGGAGGCCGTTGCCCTGGTCCACGCCCATCACGCAGCCCTTGCCCCGGGGAGGCATGCCCCACTTGCCGCCGCAGGCCAAGAGATCGGCTTCGGAGAGGCCGCCCTCGGCGCCCAGGTAGGGCAGGCCCAGCTCGGAGTTGAAGAACTCGCCGGGGAACTTCGTCTCCCGCCACAGCTTGAGGAGCGCGGCCGGCTTCGTGTAGCAGCCATCCTCGGTCTCCTGCTGGCTCACGATCGTCGAGATGAACTTGGTGATGTGGTAGCCGCGCCGGGCCCGGCTCGGGTAGAGGGCCACCCAGTAGCCCTTCGCGGGATCCAGGGCGTGGCCGCAGCGCAGGCACACCAGGGTCTCGCGCCCGGGTCCGCCCTTGACGAAGCAGATGTCCGTCCGGGGGTCGTCCGGGGCGCCGTGGTGATCGAGGAACTCGTCCTCGAGGCAGTGCCATCCCGAGCAGCCCGGGCATTTGAGCAGCCAGTGCCGTTGATCGGTGGCGATGAAGGCCGCGTCGATGCCGTACTCCGGCAGGCTGGGCGTGCTCACGTCCAGCTCCCAGCCCCAGGCCGAGTGCCCCAGGCGCTTGCGGGCCAACTCCACGTTCTCCGGCTTCATCTCGTCCAGCTCGTCAAAGACCAGGAAGTCGGCCGGCACGGACTTCATCCGCGTCCGGCTGTTGGTGCCCCGGAAGTAGATGGCGCCGTTGGGCCCGATCTGCTTGTAGCCGGCCGTGTCGGTGTCACGGACCAGGGAGCGGAAGTACTCACTGTCCCGGACGGCCGGGCCGAAGCGGTCCCGGCTGAACTCGCCGACGTCGTTGTCGGTCGGGAAGTAGTAGATGACGCGGCCGCCATGGACGACGCAGAAGTGCAAGGCCCGACTGATGGCGTACTCGCTCGCGCCCATCTGGGCCGCCTTGCGGATGATCACGAAGGGGGCGACGTCCCGGTAGATGCCCTTCAGATACTCGTGGCCCTCGTAGGAGAACGGGTCGCTCCCGATCTCCCGGTTGACGAGGCACCACTTACTCAGGGACGGCGAAGCCGCGAGGCATGATGTCACCTGGCTGTGGACCTGGCGCATCTGCGTCGGGGAGAGACTCCTCAGTGAGTCGAAAGACAATTCCACTAACGGTGGCGTCTGGTTTGACGACAAGCTCGGCTCCATCCTTCCCGGTGTGCTCGACCCGCTCGATGTAGCCACGGTCCTTCGCCTGGGTCTTCAGGTAGAAGATGATGGCCGTGATATCACCGGACAGGATCCGGGAGTAAAGCGATGACTCGGCGTTGTCCTTCATGGTCTCGCGGGCGTCTTCCAGCGCCTCTCTCAGGCTGGGGCTTCGGTCGCAGCGCCGCTTAATGGTGCGCCGGCTGAGTCGGTAGCGCCGGGCGATCGCCGCCACGTTGCCGTGCAGATCATCGATCGCAGCGAGCAACTCCTCGTGCGAAGGCCCTTTTTTTATAGCGGGCATGTGGGCAACCTCACGCGTCGGAGGAGCGCTCCAGGATGGGCGTCATACCCATGCCAGCAAGCCGCTCCAAAGTGACTGCCACGTAGCGCGGCTCCAATTCCATGCCGTACACGACCCGGCCGAGCTGCTCACCCGCCACGATCTGACTGCCGCTACCGCAGAAGGGCTCGTAGCAGATCTCGCCCTCCACGGTGTGTTGGCGCATGGGGATGGCGAAGACCTCCACCGGCTTTGAGGTGGGGTGCCCGTTCGAGGTACCGTCGTTCACGATGTCCAACTCCCACACCGACTTCGGAAACTCCTCCGAGCAGCGCTTGGGCTTATGGCCCTTCACCCACCCGAAGAAGCAGGGCTCGTGCTGCCACATGTACCAGGTGCGGGAAAGGACCGGCCGGTTTTTGACCCAAATGATCTGCTGGTGCACAAGCACGCCGTTGCTCGCCCAGGCCCGATGGACCAGGTCCGAACGGACCCCCGCGTGCCAGCAGTACCACGCGGCATCTTCGGTGATGGCCAGCTCCTTGGCCACCTTACAGAAGTCCTCGTAGAGCGTGTCGGGGTCGCCGACGTGGTCCCAGTCTTTGTAGCTCTCCGAGCAGTCGACGCCGGCGTGCTCCTTGCCTTTCTTCTTCTGACGCCCCCAGGAGAGCGGCCGGTTGGTGCCGTCGTAGTCGACCGCGTAGGGGGGATCCGTGGCAAAGAGAACGGCCCGCTGCCCATCCATCAGACGGGCGACGTCGTCTCTGTTGGTGGAGTCGCCGCAAAGGAGCCGGTGGGCGCCTATCGGCCAGAGCTGCCCATGCTCCGTTCCCCACCTCTTCTGCAGCTCATCGGCTATGTCCAGGCGGGGCTCCGGCGCTTCGGCCGGGGTGCCGATGACAATGTGGTGCTGCTCTGCCAGTGCCTTGAGGTGGGCCATGAGGCCCGCTTCCTGCGTCTGTGCGTCCTTCAGGATGCTCTCAAGGACGTCCTTGTCCGCGACCGCCATGGCCGCGATCGGATCGAGAGACAGGATGGCAAGGCCCTCTTGCTCCTCGGGGATGTCCACGAACAGCACGGGGGCCTCAGGCACCCCGGCGCTCAGGTACTCCTCGATCCGGGCGTGGCCGTCAAGCACGTAGCCCGTGCGCTTGTTGACCAGCACGCGGTCGATGATCCCCAGCTCGCGGAGAGAGCCGCGCAGGGCGTCCCGTTGCTTGTTTGGGTGGCGCCGGTAGTTCTTCGGGTTGGCGAGGAGCTGGTCGACCGGGACCATGGCCCAGTCGACGATCTGACACCGAAACGGCTCCTCGGTCATTTCGGCCGCCGGCATGCGTAGACGATGATGGCCACGCCGACGACCGCTGCTTCCCAGCACAGGACGCCGAGGACCACCCACTCCAGGACCGTGCTCATGTGCCCTCCTTCAATGCCCGCAGGTACGCTCTTCGCGCCTGCCAGTTCTCGAACAGCGGCCGGGCGAGATCCCAGCAGCCGCATTGGATCCACCAGTCAGGGGCCCGCTCCTCCAGGGCCCGTTCTACGCCAGGGTCAGCGTGGTGCAGCCGGTCGTGGCACCAGAGGCAGAGAGGGACGCGCGGCAGCCGGGCGTCCTCGAGCTTCGAGCGGCCGCCCATGCCCTTGTCCACCGGGAAGTGGGCGTTCTGGATGACACCCCGCCAGCCGCAGCAGAGACAGACCGTCCCGCCTTCACCGGGCGCCATGGTGGACCAGGGCCGCCTTGCTCTCCGAGACGGGCCGGAGGAAGCGCTGCGGGCGGGTCCGGGGAGGCTGGCACATGAGCAGGCGCAGGCACTCCTCGGCGCACTCCTCGGCCTCGTCGCGGCGCCCATGTTTGCGGCCGCAGATGCGGCAGGGCCATTGCGGGTTGAACATGGCTACCTGCCCACGACCCAGGCCTCGACGATCCAGGTCGGATTGCCGCCCTGGGAAGGAGTGGAGGTCGCGCGCAGGCGGAACTTGTTGCCGAGAAGGGTGGGCCGGAAGACGCCGGCTGCTGCGTCGACGGAGTAGTCGGTGTCAGAGGTAGCGCCGGTCGCCCCGCCCAGGGTCGCCACCTTGGCCACGCTGCCCGCATTGCCCGCGATCTGGGCGTAGTGGCCCACGTTGGCCCACGCCTGCTGATCGGGGTCCAGGCACTCGTCCACGAACAAATCGAGCTTGTCACCGGCCACGCCGGTGGTGGTCACGCTTACCTGCACCTGCACGACGGTCTTGGCGGCGAACCCGCCGGCCGTCCCGCCGTTCGGCGTGCCGACAGCGCCGCTCGCATCCTTGTCCACGTGCCAGCCAGCCGCGAGCTGCTCGATTAGCGGCGACGCGCTGGCCATGATGGCTCGCATGGGATCCCAGAAATCGGACATGGCGTGGTCCTCCTGGAAGGCGGGGATGGGACGGGAAAGCCCAGGCGGGGGGCCCGGGCTGATCACTGAAGAGGGGGCAAAGAAAGAGCCGCCCGGGAAGGACGGTCTGGCTAGCGAGATGTCACCGGTGAGCCGCCGGGCGCACCTCAGGCATCATCACATGGTGCCGCTATCCTACTACGCCACCGATGGCATAGTCAAGGCCTGAAAACATGCTTGGCGCGGTGCGCGACAAACAAGAGGCCGACGGCTTCATCGAGAAATACGTCAAAGGTGGCCCGACTGATGTGATCGCTCTTGGTAGGCGTGAGCCCCGAGTAGTGTGCCGCCATTTCCCAACCCTTCGCCTCCTGGCAGGCCGCTGGCGTTCCTGTCGGACCTGGCCGGCGATAGAAGGCGTGCAACAGTCGGTGGCTCAGAGGTGCCATGACCGCCAGCCGGAACATGGCGCGGTCGATCGCCTTGTTCTGGCGCATGATGCGTTCCTGGCTGGCCTCAAGCTCGCCACCTGAGCGCGGACCAGGTTCGGAGGGGGTCCGAGGTCCGTAGTCTCGGACTTTTGTTCCGTCATGGAAGGCAGCATATTCTTCCAGCGCCACCTGCAGGTCTTCGACGTGCCGGAAATACCTTTCCTCTCCCCACCTCGAAACTGTGTGCGCGGTCACATGGACCTCCTTTGTCGATCGCGCAAGGACGTTGCCACGGCCAGAAGCAACAGTATCAGCCCGGCGGTGGGGCGGTCTTCATACTTGCTTTATGGTCGGGCTCCCGTCGAGGGCGCGAACGAGTTCAGCAATCTTCTCCGCCAGCTCGGCCTTGACGATAATCTTCAACTGCACTTGAGCAAAGCTGGCCCCATTCTCGTCTACGCAGGTTGCAAGTTGCTGAAGCAGAGAGTAGAGGGCGTCCCGTCTAGCTTCTTCAGACAGGCTGATGCCCATAAACGAGAAGAAGACTTCGGCCTCGGCTGACGTTGAGACTCCCCTGCCCCCGACAACCGGCTCAGGTCCGGGACCATCACCCTCTCTCCCTCCATTCTCGTCTGTCCCCGAGCCGGATCCTTCGGCACTTTTGACTAGCCGCAGTCCTGGTTGCCCCACCGCGATCTCGCTGGCCTGGGTAACAGCACGATCCGCGCCATCGGCACCGGTCAGACGGAGGCCGCCAGACTTGACCGCCTCAAAGATTGCCTCTTGCAGGTCAACGTCCCCTTGGGGCAACAGTGACATCCGCGGCGCGCTCCAGAACGAGTCCCGAATCTCGTCCAAGGGTTTCTCGTAGTCGTCAAGGCGAAGGTTGTGGACTAGCACCTTGGCGGTGAAGCCGCCAATTTCAAATGCCTTGTCAGCCTCGACTAGCGCCTTCCAGACCACGGTCCCGTCGAGCGAACTCTGGTTCTCTTGCTCCAGAGTTATCGTTCTCTCGACCCGCGGCTCTCCCTGAGCCTCCTGACCCATTCCGAGGTAGATAACGTGCTGGAAGGCCTGCTTGACTGCCCGTTCCAGCTCGCGCCGGGCATCTGTCATCTCGTCCTTGGCCTTCTCAGCTAGCTCGGGATCTCCCTGCACTTCCCCCATCCCTGAGACCCGCCGCCACGCCAGATAGTTCACCGCGGCCTTGCGCGCGTTCTGCCGACGTTGCGTATTCACGACCGCGAAGACCGCCGAGGATGCCCACTTCACCGTAAGCTTGTCGGGGCCGAGTCCCAGCGCTGCACGAATGGCCGCTCGCGTGTCTTGGTCGACGCCGTTTAAAAGCGAGAACTGACGAGGGTCGAGCACAACGAGGCGAGTCGTGCGGGCGTCGTCGATACCAGAGTCTGCAAGCACCTCCCGAGGCGAGCGTGTTAGGTCGGCGTTGACAAACAGTTTCGTCTTGAACGGGCCCGTCGACACAAGCCTCTCTGCTGTTCCTGCAACCTCGCTGTCTCGGTCCTCATCGTTGATCCCGCTAGTCGCGGCGCGTACCAGCATGTTTAGTGTCTGCCGCGTCGACATGAAGAGACGAGGCGATTGCCCTCCTTTTCCTGGGTTCACCTCGGCGGAAGCCAACCCGCCGCCTTCCGCGTCTTTGATCTCGCTGATAATCCCGTCCGCGTCCGCGTAGGTGAACGAGCTATCAGGCGCGAAAGCCGCGGCTTTCAGTTCCTGCTCGGTGGCTCCTTGACGGCCTCCGCCGCGCGGCCCCACAATGGAACACAAGAACAAACACGTGGCCGCGCGCTCCGTAGCACGTGGATTGGCGAGCGCGAACAGCGTGTTACAGTGTGCCTTATCCAGCAGCCGAGCGGAACCAGACTCATCATCCGTACCGACGATGTCAGTCGACGCTAGCTGGCGGTAGTTCGCCTGAGCCCGGACGTCTGCAATGAGACCTGACCCTATCACGGCCTCTCGGACGTTGGGCTCTGAGAGAACGATGTCGCCAGGGCCGATCAGCAGGGGTGTCCAACCACCCTTTTGCGCACGCTCGCTCAACGCGTAAACCGTCGCGGCAAAGATGCGCATTGTGGACCTCACCCGCTGGAATCCGGCTAGCTTCGACCACTCCTGTTCCGCGTAGTGAATCAGCTGTGGGTGGAAGGGATAGCAGCGGTCCACACTCGCCGCCCACTCGCGAGCCCACGGCATTCCCAGCGCATCGAATACCTTGGATTTCCACGGCTCAACCATGCGTTGCTCAAACAAACGCGAGGTAGCCGCCATTACTTCATTCGGGGCGCGATTCTCGAAAAGACGCCGACGTAGGATCGCGGAAAAGTCCGTGTTGTCATTGATTGTCGCGGGCTTTCCGTTGCGATTTAGTAGCTGGTCGAGTTCACCCCGACGTGATAGTCCTTCGTCATCGAGATCCATGCTGTCCTTCTCGGACGCGATCATGACGACGACCATGGCAACGTGCGGCACGTCGTTAACAACGTCGAGAAGGGCTCGAAGGAATGCCATGTCCCTAACCGCGAGATCGTGAAGGGCCGTGTCGGAGAGCTGGCGGACGTAGTCCATGATCTCGTCGACGAGGATGAGGACCGGTCGGCCGACCGCGATAAGTGCGTCCGCAAGCTTCGATTTGTCGGCGTAGTACGGTTGGTAGCGTTTGAAGAGCGCGACATCACCGCCAAAGAGACGCCACAGAAATCGCTCTTGCAGTGACACGGCCGGACCATCATGCTCGGGGACGCCTTTGCCCGCTGTCATGTTGTCACAAGCCAGGATGACAACCTGGGGCTGTCCTAGTTCGCCAGCAATCGCACCCCCGACCATCTTCTCGGCCTGTCCGAATGCAGCTTTGCCAATGTCGGTCGCCAAGAGGGCTTGGGGCGCGGCAGCTGCATGGTAGAGCCCGATGAGACCGTGGGACTTACCTCCCCCCATCGCCTGATCGAGTCGCCAAAGAGCGGGCGCGGCAGTGTAGGCCGCCCCTCCACCCAGCCGTACAATCACCTTCGCCATGAGGTCGATGAATTGGGGCGACGGGTGCGTGATTTCGCCATAGTATCCAGGGATCGCGTAGGGCGGTCGTTCAGCAGCAGTCCCGTAGGCGGCCTGAAAGAGGGACATCTGGACGTCGTCGATTGAGCCCGCGGACCGCACCACCTCTGCCCGGATCTTAAGGGTGTCCCACCACGGTGTGACTGTCTGTCCCATGACCCATCCTTCCCGCTCAATCGAAGAGTGATCCCTGCCCGGTTCTCATCTTCTTGTTGGGCGTCTTCCGTTTTGACACAGCAAGTGCTTCGTCCGCCGATGCCCCGACGCCTCGTCGATTCCTCAGGAGACTGTTCCACGCAACTGCGTCAGGATCAGCTTCCGGAAGTTTTATGGACAGGTACCGCATGGCTGCCCACAAGTAAGCGTCATCAGAATTCCGGTTCGACAAAGCTAATACGTCGCCTGCGGCATCCAGTCCTGCCGGCCACGCTTGAGCCATGGCCATCGCGACATCAATAGCTGCTGAGTTGTCGTTAATATCGCCTTTGAACTCGCGCGAGTAGGCCAAGCGAGTGCCCTTGTCTGCGTCGGCGAGGATTCCCTTGAGCCTCTCGAGGGGAAGATCGGCCGCCAGAGATTCCCAACGAGCTTCGGACTTAGGGGCGACGGATCGTCCGTACAGACGCGCCCAAGAAAGAGCGAAGCGGGTGCGGGAATCAAAGGTTTCGAGCGGAAGGTTGTCGATCTGTATGGCAGCCGCCTCGTCCACCGCACGACGGGCAACAAGAAGATATCGCTCTGGGTCCACCGTTTCCCCCCGGTTGTCCAACACGGTGCTATATCGGCCCACGACCTCCATCGCTGGACCCGCGGAAGCCATGCGCTGATCAGTTGGGGCGAGCCCTACAGCTTCCCACGCTGGGACCCGGGCTTTGACCTCATTCCTCACCTCAGCTTCCACCAGGCTTGCTCTGCCTTCCGGACGGCAGGCGGGCGCTGGTCGGCACGACATCGTGAGGGTCGTGACGATGTTGGAGAAGCCTGCCTTACCGCCCTTCTCCGTTTTGGCCGGCCAGGACCCCGTTAGAACCAAGCCGGCGTTGGTAATTGCGCCGAGGAGCCGGTGCCAGACCTCGGGTTCCCCATGGCCGAATACAATCGTCACAACGCCGTCGGGTCGTACTACCCGCCGGCTTTCGGCGAACGCCCGCGCTATGAGACGATCGTACCTTTGCCGAGTGCGGAAATCGTCATTGCTGGTTCCGCCCTTCTTCACGATTATCTCGTCCGTCTTCTCCTGGACCCCGTGCGGGTCTGCGGTGAAGGCGAATTCGGGCATGACCGACGCCAGCGAGCGCTTCAGCCAGACGTAGAAGAGATCGGACGCATCCGTATAGTCAATCATCGCGTCGTAGGGGGGGTCCGTGACTACTGCCGCCACCGACTGATCGGGTAAGGGCACAGCAAGCGCAGTACCACGCGTGATTCTCGCTGGCACGCCCGGGCGCCTGTTCACTTGGCGTGACAACGCGGCAAGCGTGCCTTGTGCAATCGACTCCCATGTCCCGGGGCCGTCGCCCAAACCAGCTTCGAAGTAGTCGTACGAGAACGCCAGGCTCGATTCTGTCTGGAAGATATCGGAGACGCCCTGTCGGCTGATTGCCAAAACGCAGCCCCTAGTGGCTCGGCGAAGCTTGCGCGCCATGACGGCGCTCGCGTAGCCGCATAGCGCGCTCGCATAGTCTTCGGAGACGCCGGACCGAATGAGTTCTGCCCCAAGCTCCTTGATAGTCCGGGCTAGTCGAACAAAACCGAGAGTCTGCCTGGCGTTGCACATATCGCCGTAGGTGCGAGCGCCGTAGACGGTTGCCTGGACGGTCCACGTGTTGCCCTTGGGGATTTCCTCGTGGGGAACAGCCGGAAGACCCTCTTCGAACGGAGGCTCATTGGCAAGCGCGAGCTCGGCGTCCAACGCAGCTCTCGCCTCTTCTGGAGTGACCTCCCGGTACGTCTTGCCGCATCTGTCATCCAGGTCCGCAGCCAGCAGCAGCGCATCCTGACCCCTTCGCTCACTGGCTAGTCGCGTATGTACGTCTTTTGGATGTACATGGCTGCAGAAGGGGCACACGGCGACCTTTCCCGAAGCGGAGTATCTGCTTTTTCCCGCTAGCACCCTGGTCGGCACGCCCGTAGGTTCCCCTTCTTGCACTACCACCTGCCACTCGCCGCTCTGCCTATCCGCGACAATTCCAAAGCTCTGGCCGGAGTCTCCTTTCCCGGGATTGGGAGGGCGCAACGCAAGCGAGCCCACCAAAGGAAATCTGCGACCGCACTCCTGGCAGGGCAGCGTCACCGCCCACAGGTAGCCCCACGGCTGCTTTCCGCAGACTTTTGGGTAGAAACCCTGCATTGCAGCCGAAAACCGTGCCGACACCTCATTGAGAACGTTGGTGACGTCAGCGAGAAGACGTGGCTGTAGGCTGTCGGGGGAACGAAGCGGCAAGGCAGGTTCATTGGACCAGTCCCTCAGGGGGTAGTCTGCGAGAAGCCGTCCGGCCAAGGTCGCCACAATCGAGTAGTCGATGCCATACGCTTCGGTCCCGTAGCGAGCAGCCTCGAGCGGGAGCATCGCTCTACCTGAGAACGGATCCAAGAGCGAAACCGTCCCCTGATACCAACGGCCAAGCTCAGTCTGTACCTCCTTCTGGGCTGAGTCGTAGTCCTTCAGCGCACGGCGTACTAGGTCCTGAAGGCGTCGCTGCTCCGATACATCGTCGGGCCACGGTAGGAGGCTTGTGATAACAGCCGCGCGCGCTTGCGCCAATGGCCGCTTAGCAAACCAGGGGAACAGCATCGCCTCGCTGTTCCCACTGCCCCACCCGGAATAGGATGCCTCACTAACCTCGGCGCACGGAAACCAGCGCTCAATCATCCGGGTCATGCTGAGTCCACCCGATCACGTGCGTCGAGAAGAGCCGAACCGGGAATAGTGAAAATCGCCTGCTGTTGAATGAGACCGGCGAAGGTTGAAACAGGATCACGGTAAACCCCGAACACGAGGCCTTGCCCCTCCCCACACCGGTCAATCACGTATAGCCAGTAGTCGCCGCGCTGCTGTGTGGCAATAAGTATTTCGTTCCCGGTCAGGCGAACCCCTGTCGAACTCGCCGATCCCCATAGGCCCTTTACTTCGATGCACCGCTGCATCTGCCCCCGCGTTGCATAGAGGTCATAGCCCCGACCTTCCGTGTGCACATCGGCGACCGCCCATCCGTCAGCTGCAAGCAAGTCGCGGACACGCTTGGTGGCAATTCGCTCGCTATCCGCCTCTGTGGGCTCGGCCGGTATCCCTTGCGCTCTGACCAGTACGTGAGCAGTCAGTCGGAGACCGCTAATAACTACGTCGGTAAGAACGCGCAGCTCGGCGAGCCTCTCGTCCACCATCCGCTGCACCCGGCTCCTGGTTTCCACGCGCCTCTCGCGCTCCGGCACGTCTTGACTGATCCTACCGGGAAGTGCCCGCAGTTCCTTCTCGGCTTTCTGGAGCCAGGCAATCTGGGCAGCCTTCCGCTTCTCCTGATCTTCTAGAAGCAGCTGTTGGGCACGCGCCTGGGCATCGTATAGCCGAGCGGGATGCATCGGTCCCTCCGAATTCCCGCCAGACTCTGTCAGATTCGCCAACACCTCCCACCGGACAGGCCTAGCTCCTGCCTCATCAACCCGGATGAGAGCGGTCCAGGGGGAGTGCTTCTTGCCGCCTCCCTCTGTGACTTTGGCTTCAAACGCGAACAGACCATAGTCCTGTATGGATGTTGGGTCAGCGACAGTTCCACCACGAAAGACGTCAGGAGCAAGCCGCGACTGCGCCGCCAACACGAGACTATTGAACGCCGGCTCTCCGGGGCCAATGGTGGGGACACCGGTCAAGACGGCTCCAGCAGCCAAGGCCACGGTCACCGCATTCCCGCTGGTAGCGACGACCGCTCGCCGTCTCCCTCCAAGCTCGGCGCTCAAGAGCGAGCCGTCGATAGTACTAAGCTGGTAGATCCCTTCACCGCTCGCTGTCTGGGCCAATCTAAACACATCGGCTCGGTCCAACCTCTGGAGATAGGCCTCGACGATTGCGGGGTTGATCCGCTCCAATACGTCATCCCGCAGCTGCCGTATGGCAGTAGCGACGTCAACTGCACTGGCCAGGACCGCTTCCTCTTTTCGGGCCTGCTCGGCCGCTGCTACGAGTTTGGAAGCCGTGATCATCTTTGCAGCCGACAGGGCAGCGGTCCTTTTCGCTTCGTCCTGGCCGTAGGCGTCGGCAAGAAGGGTAGCGAGCCGCTCGTCGCCGAGCCCGGTCAATTCGGCGACGAGCGAGAGGGAGTCGAACATCTTGCCTTCGAGCTGGTTGGCGGCGTCGACGAAGTTCCGAAGCAATACCGCAAGAACGTCGCCCTCTCGAGTATCTTGGGCGATAAGGTTGAACAGCTCCACGTCGCGCGTCTGCCCAACACGGTGTATGCGACCCATGCGCTGCTCAAGGCGTACAAGTGACCAGGGGATATCGTAGTTGACGAGTACTCGCGCCGCCTGCAGGTCGATGCCCTCGTTGCCTGCGTCCGTGGACACAAAGATTTGAAAATCGTGAGACATGAATGCGGCGCGGACCTCGTCTCGAACCTGATGGGTATCGCGGCCCGAATAGCGTCTCGCGCTAAAGCCCTCGTGGACAAGGCGTTTGACAAGCCAGTCCGCGGTATCCGCATATTCTGTAAACAAGACCGCTTGCTCGGAATTTCCCGGCTTGATTCCTTGTTCTCCCAGACATTCCACGACCAGTGGTTTCCACTTCGAGACCGGGTGATCACCGCTCGTCACGAGAGGCTCCAATCGCCCAAGCAAGTCTTCTATCGCTCGTCTTTCGCGTGCGGCAGACTTGGAGCCTTCGGTGACTACGCGAGCCTCTTCTTGGGCTGACGGATCCTCGTCGTTGGGATCGGCGGCGAGCGTCGCTTCTGCTGCCGAGACGGAGCCCATGCTCGCGGAACGGCGCCTTAGTGTCTCCGCGAGGGCATACAGGGAGGAGGCAGCTCGCTTGCCGTAGACCATGCGAGCGAGTGGGGCTGCCGAGGCAGGGAAGAACTCGTCGACCATCCCCAGCGCTTCAGTGTAGAACGCGTACTCCTGCACGCTGAGCGGTATGGTCTTGTTGGTAGCTCGTCGTCCCTTGAATAGCGGCGTCTTGCCGTCATAGTCGACGAGGTCCTCTTTCATCCGGCGTAGGAAATGGATGGGGCCGGGTTTTATCGGTCGTAGTTCCGGCTTAGGGTCGTTTCCCGGGTCTGGATAGACCGCTGGGTCGACCAAGTGCAAGAGATGCCGGAAGAGCCATTCCGATCCACGATGCGGAGTCGCAGTCATGAGCAGTGCTAGGCGGCTGTTCTTGGCCAACAGCGAACCAACCCGGTAGAGAGTCTCAGCGGTTGGGGTCAGACGATGGGCTTCATCAAAGACGACTATGTCCCAGGCCCCACGGTCAGGACGTATCGCGTCTTGGACGGACGCGTTGTTAGCCGCCAACTCGAGCGAAATCACCCACATATCGTGGGGGGCTACCAGACCGTGCTGCTGGACTGTCTCGTTAGTTATGCGCCTCAGCTCTCCGCCGAAGAAGCGCTCGAAGTCGGCCTTCCACTTTGAGACAAGACCGGCGGGGACCACTATGAGGGCACGATTCACGAGACCGAGCCTCTGCATCTCCCGCAAATACATTCCTGCCATGATGGTCTTGCCTGTGCCCGGCTCATCGGCGAGAAGAAACCGAAGCCGGGGCTGGGGGAGCATCGCCCCGTACACAGCGTTCGACTGGTGGGCGTAGGGCCGCAGGGGAGTCGAAGCAAGCAACGTTGCGGCTCCGTCGGAAGCAGCGGAGGACATCCACTGCGTCCACAAACCAGCTAGGACGCGACGCGAATCGCCACCCCCATCCGGTTCAAGGATTTGGATGTTCTCAGCCTCAGCTTCGGTCTGATCTACCCTTTCGAGGCCTCCGGTGTCGGTGCGAACGTATAACCTCCAGCCGGCGGCTGATTGGATTGCGTCCTCAATAGTCACCCACTCAGGCAGATGTTGCCCTGGAATGTGGATGCGCTGGCCGACTTCTAGTTGCATCTTCGCCTTCGTGGTTGCGTGGGTACTCGAGTTCCCACTTTACATCCAGGGCCGGCATCGGAGCGTGCTCTCGCGTGGTCAGCGAGACACAAGACCTGTCCCGTCTTCCTGCGGCGGGTTCACCCGCCCAAGCCCCTTCTGCACTCCCCGGGGCCACGGCGGCTCCTGCATGAGCCGCTTGTAGTCCTCTTCCGTCATCGCACTCTCCTCGACCCGACGGCGGGTTACCTGGCCATCGATCAGCTCCAGGACAACAAGGATCCGCCCGCGCCACCTCCGCCTTGCCCGTGCCCGGAGATCACCGATGATCTCCTCCAGGCCCGGGTCCCTTTTTTTAGGTGTTGCAGGTGTCGCAGGCGGATGGCTGCTCACGCTGCCTGCTCCTCGGCCCGCTTGACTGCCTCGAGCCATTCCGGCTTGCTCGTCACGAAGGCGACGCAGTCCTCGCGTGGCCGGCCCGCCCTAAGGTGCGCGGCGCACCGGGCCACCCGCTTGGCGTAGGCGGCCACGGCGAGCTTTTCGGCCTCCGCCTGGTTCTTCATGTTCGGGTAGTTCTCCCGAATCGCCGCCTTGGTGAGGGGCGAAGTCGCAGGCAGGTGGTCCCCCGGCTCACGGCCCTCCTCCAGCCAGTAGCCTCGCTCAAGCCAAGCCCAGAACACTCGCCGCAGCCAGTCCCCTACCTGATCTCTTATCCCGTCCACCGCCTCCGCCGCCTTGAGCGCTGCGCGCTTCTGCTCCGGGGTGGCAGCGTAGTCGGCGATGAACCGGCGCACGGTCCCCAGCCACGGGCTATCCACGGATCACCTCCTGCCATTCCGCCTCGCTCACCAGGGCCCTGGCCGCCTCATCCCCCAGCTCACTTCGCACCCGGCGGGCGTGAGCCACCGAATCGTCCTGGGCCCCGCCATCCCTGGCCATGAAGTACTCGACCTTCTCCCCATTGCGGAAGATCAGCTCGACCGAGTCGTAGATCGTGCCGGTGTCGTTTACGCCCATGTGGTGGGGAGAGGCCCGACAGCCGTTGACGGCCGCCCTGAGCTGCTCCGGCGTGTAGCCCTCCCGGAGCCGGGCCTGGATCTTCCGCCGGCGCTCCGGCCCGAACTTGGCGTCCGGGTGCCCAAGGGCCCGCTTCCAGTAGGCAAAGACCCCCGCCGCCTGGTCGGGCTCGCCCGACGAAGGTGGTTTTGTCTTGTCCGTCTTGTCTTGTCTGTCCTTTGCGCGCGCGAGGTCACTGATGGGCGTGACCGCGTCACGCTCGGACGTGACATCGTTCGATTCTGTCTCCTGATCGTCACGCTCTCGGGCGCGCTGCGCCCGCTTTCTCGCGGCTGCTTGGACCCGGACCCGGAACAGGCTGCCCTGGTTTTCCTCCCAGTCGTGGATGAGCAGGCGCCCGCAGTCTGCACGGACAAGGAAGCCCGGCTTGTCTTTGGTGCCGGCCGCAAGAAGGGCGGAGACGAAGGCCTCCGGGTCTCCCTCCCAGCCGGCGGCATCCGCGATGTCTTCTGGCTCGAAGTCCTCTAGATCGCCGTCAGGCGCATACTCGAGGGCCCACCACCACAGGCAGTGAAGCAGGCCGACCACGTGGGGTACCGGGACGGCAAGGGCCTTGGCCACCCGCCTGGTCTTGGGATGGGCCCGCAGGCCGGACTGCGAGGGGATCCAGTCGCTCATAGCTCCATCACGTCCTCCAGGCAGCGAGCAACGACGTACTCGCCGCCGCTGGCCCTGATCGCTTCTTGAAAGCCCTGCTGGTCCGGGGAGAGCCTGCCCGTCGCGGTCTTACACTCGAGGAACACCGTGCGGCCCTCTTTCACGCAGATGAGGTCGGAGAGACCCCGGTGGGAGCCCAGGCTCTGCTGGATACGGATGACGTACCAACCGCGCAGACGCAGGTAGTCGCGCACCTGCTGTAGAACCTCGCTCTCCGGTTGGCGCCCCTGCGCCCGCGCGAGCAAAGAGCGCGCCTCGTCCGCACTCATGCGCTCAGTCATAGCAACTATCGTGCCTAGAGAAGGCGCAGCTGGCGGTCTTGAGGGATCTCGCCGTCCTCGTCTGCCGGCTTCGCTTCCGGACTGACGGGTGCCTGCTCGAGCGATCCCTCATCGATCAACACCCCCTGGTAGATCGCCCAGGCAAGCTCCTGGGCGAGCGAGGGTTTACCGCGCGGAGGTCACGGAGGAAGGTCCGAGTGGAGGACGAGGGGATTGGGTCTTCGAGACTCATCCCTCACCGTCCTCATCCTCGTCAAAACTGCCCAGCCTACTGCCCATTTTTCGGTACGCCAGTCGTTGCTCGGGGGTAGGGCGCCTGCCCAGCCGGTAGGGGTGAAGTGGGCAGCTAGCGAGGTGACATTCGCGCACCGTCTTGGGCGACCCGCAGCAACATTCCAGGCACTTAGCCCGAATGGCGGTGACGGGTGTCTTGACCTCTTGACCCCCGGTCCCCTCCCCACCGGATGAGCGGGAAGGGGCGAACGGGGCGAACCTAGAAGGGGATGTCGTCATAGCCGGAGTCCTCGGAGCCGGAAGCGTCTTCACCTGCCGGCGCCGCTGCGTCATCGGCCATGGTCTGAGCGATGTCGGCGAGGGCCGGGAAGACGTCCTGGATCTTGTAGCTCGAGCGGCTCACGCCGTCGGAGCCCACATACGGCTCGTCGACCACGTGGATGAAGCCCATGCGGCCCACGAACTTCTCGGTGTCCAGGCGCAGCTTGGACTGGGGGATCTCCGCCCCCAGGGCCTCAAGGGTGCGCTTGAGCTTCCAGAGCGCCTTGTCGGCGAGCGAGGTCTTGAGGTAGCCCACCATCCCCTCAGTGCCCGGCTCGACCGAGACGAAGCACCAGTTGAGGTAGTCGGCCTGCTGGCCGGCCTTGACCTCGATCGACTGCACCCGGGCCCGGTAGGCGCCGGCGGGCAGGTATCCGGCGCCGGTCTCGACATCAGTGAAGTCAACGTTAAGCACGCTCATGCGGCGGCCTCCTTGGTGGCCCGGGGTTTGTGGAGTTCGGGAAACATGGCCCGGTGGAGGGCATCGAAGGTAAGAGGGATAACGGCGGGGACGCTGGCGCCGGAAGGCACTCGTATCTTCGCCCGGCGTCCCTTGGCGGCCACGGTCTGGCCCAGGTAGCGCTGGTTGCCCTCCTCGTCCTTCTGGGGGCCGGGGCAGTAGATCACCGCGTCCACCCAGCCGCAGAGTTCGTCCGGCAGGGTCTTGCCGTTAAGAGCCGGGCGGGTGACGTTGTCTCCGTCCACCTCCACGTCTTGGGAGAGGGTGATGAAGACCACGTTGAGAGGCAGGTCGCGGAAGGCCCGGCAGAGCTTGCGGGACCGGTCGATGATGTAACCCCAGTCCGACTCGCTCGAGAGATCCTGGTAGGCGCGCTTGACCGCGGGGAACTTGCGGATCACGTAGTCGGCGAGCTTCTTCTGCATCTCGGTGAGCGAGTCGAGCACCACCGATTCGTAGGGGTGACCGCCGGCGCGAAGGTAGGCGAAAGACTCCTCCAGGTCTTCCCACTCGTCGATGGTCCACACGTCGATGTTCTTATCCCGCACCGAGAGCAAGCCGCTCTCGGCCGAGAGGAACAGGGGCTTGGGCCAGGTCGCTGCGGCAGTGGTCTTGCCGGATCCCGGGGGACCATACAAAACCACTTTGGCATAGTCCATCGCCATGTCCTTGGTCGATGTGATATGAGGATTGGCGGTCATCACGACCCTCCGTTCAGGTAGTGGGCCCGCTCCGCGGCGTCTGCCCTTTTGTCCCAGTCCGACTCGGCGTGCCACGTGCCGTTCGGCTCGTGGAACCCGACCGTCCAGAGGCCGGGCTCGCTCTGCAGGTAGACCCATGCGCTCATGCTGCTTCCTCCAACTCTTCGTACTCTTCGTGGATGCGCTCCCGGATGCGGAAGCCGGTCTCAAGGAGTTCGTCCGACCACTCAAGACACAAGGGGAAGAACTGGCACTGGGCACAGGTGCGGTCCACGCTCTTGAACCGGTGCCCTTCGGAGACGAGGCGGGAGGTAGCCCAGATGCGCTCGCCGATCTCCCTAAGCTCCTCCGCGTTCCGGTGGACCGGCTGGCGGACGAAGAAGGTGTTCCCCCTCTCCAGGAGCATCTGCAGGATCGCCTGGTAGTCGGCCGGGTCCTGACCGCGCTCGAGGAGGGTCTGGTAGTAGATGTCGTAGGTGGTGTCGATCCCCTGGTCTTGGGAGGTGCCGCCTTTGGCGAGGAGCTTAGGCACCGTGGGAAGCTTCTTGCGAAGCACGTTGTAGATGACCCCGGCCGGGTAGCCATACTTCTCGTAGGCTTCCATGACCGGACGCGGTGCTTCCGCGCGGTCGATCAGCTGCGTGAGTCCCCACAGGTACATCCCGCACTGCTCGTCCATCTGGAGCATCTTGAGCGAGGCTCGGTCGATAGTCTTCCAGGCCTTGTCCTCCCAAAGCCAGAACGCCCCGTCCAGGATCACCAGTCCGTCCGGTTTGAACCGGAACTGGTACTTGGTGGAGGCACGGCCGCTCGGAGTAAGGACCGGCACCTCCGCCTGGAACTGCCGGGTGACCACCTGGAGGCCGGCGTCCTTCTCCCGGGCCCAGGGGGCATATCCGGCGGCCACGTCCTTAAGGAGCACCGTCTTCTCCCGGATCGCCTGCCACTCTTCCTCGAAGAGGGTGGTGGCCGCCGCGATCCGGGCCTCTTCTTCCTCCGCGGCGCGGTCGATGGCCGCGAGCATCACGTCGAGGTCATGCGTTCCGGTCAGCTTGTGGTGTTCGTAGAGGGCATTGAGGCCGGCGTCCATGACGGACCCCTCACGCAGGCCAGGCGCCTTCACAACGGGGGAGAGCCGGCGGTCGTACTCGAGTGAGCCTCGATACGGGCAGCGCCGGCGCGTCCTAAGCTCGGAGTAGGTGAGGTAGCGCTTCATGCCTCCCCCCTTCCAAAGTCGTTCGTCTTTGACAAGTTCACTTGGCTCACCTAATCTTTCTCTTGCGTGTTTGCGCGGGGCCGCTTGTCAGAGCGGCCTTCTTCTTTCTGGAACTCGGGTTCTGATCTCCGCCTCACCTCCTCTCGCTAGCGCCCGAAGGCGACCCACAGCGTCAGGCCCAGCCACAGGGCGATGCCGACCGCCCAGAGGGTCAGGCAGATACGGTCCTTGCGCTTCCGCGCTTTTCGCCGGCGAGCGATGCGCTGAGCGTCGATGCGGGAGAGGCGAAGGTCCTCTTCTTTGGTGGGCCACACCCTCTCCTGCCAGGTGCTCACGCCTAGCTCGCGATCTCGTCAAATAGGGTGGGGGACCACTCTAGGTCCGCGATCACGTCGTCCAGCTCCCTCGCTGTCACGAGGAGACTCATGGCCCGGGAGCGCAGGCCGTCGCGGGTGCGTTTGAGAGCAGGGAGGTCCTCGTGGGTGGCGATGAAGACACCATTTCGTTCCGGCAGGCCGGCGATGGCCAGGTGCCGACGCCGACGAAGGATCTGCATCCCTCGCCTGACCTTGCGTTCGCTCCAGGCCAAGCGCAGGGCCAAGGCCCTTACGGAGGTACCTTGCCCGCGGCCGACGGGGAGGGCCAGTTCCAGAGGGAGAAGGGAGGTCGGGGTCACGCTGCCTCCCCCCGGTTGTCTTTCTCGGCGGCTAGGCGGGCAGCCCGGGCATTCACCGCTTCCCGGAAAGCCGGGTTGCTTTCGTACTCCTCCAGGAGAACGGCCTGGATGGCCTGTGCCTGCTCCTCGGTTATGGGAAGCGGCCGGCGGTTCAGACCGACCCGCTCGGCGGGATAGAGATCCCCTTTGATCTTCACGTAGCGGGTTTCCGGAGAAGGAGTCTTCATCTTTACGCCATCGATGGCATACAGTGGTCGTCAGAGAAGAGGTCTTGGATCCCACAACGAAGCACCCGGGCGTAGCGGATGAGGCTCTCGGTTCCCGGGGAGACGCGCCCGGTAGCATGCCGGCTGACAAGCGCCTCCGTGGTTCTGACCAGCTCGGCCAAGCGGCGCTGGGTCATGAGCGGTTCTCCGGGCTCGCGCTTGGTCCGGTTGTAGCTATCGATGGCCCCGCTTAGGTCGAACCGCACTGTCTGCTCCCCGGTTGCTTACGCCATTGATGGCATAATACACGAACATGCCACCGATGGCTAGCTATTTTGTCGACCTTGGCATAGATTGTCCGGTATGAGCGAAAAACGGACGGACAAGCCCCTGAACCAAGCCCTTCGCGAGCTGATGGACAAGGTCGGCTGGACTGAGGAAGAACTGGCCAGCCGAACCTCGGTTACGCAAGGCACGATCAACAAGTATCTTCGCAGCCGGCGGGGACGGGAGATGAACTCCCGGTCGGTGGAGACCGTCCGGCAGATCGCCGCCGCCCTATCGGTCACCCCTGAGTACTTCCTCGAGTACCGCCAGTGGAAGGCCAAGCAGCTGGTCGCAGAGGCGATGGCCAAGGGGCTCATCGACCTCGAGGACATCGAGTTGATTCTGGCTGGGAAGAGATACCGAGAGAAGCGGGGTTCAAAGGTGCCTGGGCTGTGAGATCCAGCGGCGGCTGGGCAAAGGACAAACTCGATATTCTCACGTGCTACTCGAATGCGTTCGCGCTGGCCACGAAGAAGGCCGATGGGGGGGCATTCATTGATGGATATGCCGGACCCGGGCTGAACTTTATCCGTGACACCAGCGAGGTCAGGCCGGGTTCACCCATCATTGCTTTGCAGGCGAGGTTTGGCAAGGTATTCCTGATCGAGCGAAACCCGAAGGCGGCTCGGCGACTCAGAGACCATCTAGCCCAGACCGCGGCGTCCGAGGTCGAGGTCGTTGAGGGTGACGTTAATGTCGAGGTTTTCAACTGCCTTGCCCAGATTGAGTCCTGGCGGCCGGTGCTCGTATTCCTTGACCCGACAAGAGCGGACCTCGAATGGTCGACGGTCGAACGCATTGCCTCGCACGATGAGACTCGACGGACTACCAAGCCCGAACTCCTGATCAATTTCCCAAGCGACTTCGACCTCCTTCGAAAATTCCGCATCGGCAGGGGCCCGGCCGCACCTGATCGTATCAGTGCGTTCTTCGGAACTGATGAGTGGCAGGATCTGGAGAGCGTGAAGCTTCGGGGCATGGGTGCTCGCGTCACCGCTCAGACGAGAAAGGAGCTCCTAGAACTGTACGCGAAACGCCTACGTGAGGTGCTAGGCTATCGTCATGGACCGCTTGTTCGACCGATTCGTGCTCGCAGTTCTCGGGGACGCACCTGCTATTTCCTCGTCTTTGTGAGCGATCATCCACTGGGCGAGAAGCTCATGAGGCATTGTTTCGGCAAGACGAGCGACGGTCAGACACAGCTGGCACTGGACTGTTAGTTGACGAGCCTTCCCATCCCCTCAGGGTGATACCTTATGAGTGCTGATGCCCGAATCGGAGGAAGGGAGGGGGGATGGCGAAGTCAACAATCGAATGGACCGAAGCAACGTGGAACCCGGTAACGGGTTGCACCAAGATCAGCGCCGGGTGCCGGTACTGCTACGCCGAGCGCATGGCTATCCGCCTTCAGGCAATGGGACAGCCCGCCTACACTTCGGGATTTGGCCTCGCCCTCCATCCCGAGAAGGTGGACCAGCCGCTCGAGTGGCGGAAACCGAGCACCATCTTCGTCAACTCCATGAGCGACCTATTCCACGAAGATATCCCGGCCGAGTTCATTAGGGACGTCTTCGCTACTATGCGGGAAGCTTCCTGGCATCGCTTCCAGGTCCTCACGAAACGGGCCGAGCGGCTCGAAGAGCTGAACGAGTGCCTCGAATGGCCTGAGAATGTGTGGATGGGGGTGACCGTCGAGCGGCAGGACTACACCTCACGCATCGATCGTCTCCGAAGGACTGATGCACGGGTCAAGTTCCTCTCCTGCGAGCCCCTGCTGGGGCCACTCGCCCGCCTGAACCTCGAGGGGATCAGCTGGGTCATCGTCGGTGGGGAATCTGGGCCTTGCGCTCGTCCGGTCGATCCAGCATGGGTTAGAGATGTCCGGGATCAGTGCACAGAGGCCAGCGTGCCATTCTTCTTCAAGCAATGGGGAGGTCGCAACAAGAAGAAGGCCGGCCGGGACCTTGATGGCCAGCTATGGAGCCAGGTGCCCGCTCCGAGCCTTTCACCGCTCCCCGCTTTCTGAGCGAGACGGCCGGAGAGTGGTCTCCAACCACACTCTCAGCTTCTCGCACAGCTCCTCCGCCTCGTCGCCTTCCGGCACTTGCCCCAACAGTACGACCACTTCCTTTAGGATTTCCCGGCCGGTCACAGACGTACCTCCTGCAAGACGCCCGGGTTCGCGGCGGGCAGTGAAACTACAAAGGAAGCTGGCGTCCCTCTGTTGGTGCGAACAAGTGTTCGTTCATGATAGGGACCCTGACGGACAGATGCGACCCCTGCAAGGCCGCAAATTGCGCGCATCTTGCGCTGAGCGGACAAGGTCCGCTGTGGACGGACGCATTGTGCGGAGAAATCCTGCCGGGAGCCGTCCGCCGTACTAGGTACACTCCTCATCTGATGCGCACCTTCGCCTACATCCGTGTCTCCAAAGAGCGCGACGATATGATCTCGCCGGAGATCCAGCGAGACGAGATCACCGCCTACTGCAACAAAAAGGGTTGGGAGGTCTCCGAGTGGTTCCAGGATCTCGACCTATCGGGCCGCTCCTGGGACCGCAAGAAGCGCCGCGGCCTGGACGACCTCATGGCCCGAGCCCTCGCCGGCGAGTGCGACGCGGTCGTCTTCTATCGCATCGATCGCCTCAGCCGCGAGGAGGAAGACTTTCACGCGGTCCTGGCAGCGCTGCAGCGCGCCGGCGTCGTGTGCGACTCGCCCGGCAACCCGAACGACGGGTCCCCGGAGGCCTCGCTGATATGGTCGATTTCGGCCGCGCTGGCGAAGTACGAGTCGGTACGTCTGGGGGCCAGGATACGCGACGCCCACCGGAAGCTTGCCCGGATGGGACGCTGGTCGGGCGGGCCGGTTCCTTGGGGATGGAAGCGGGTTCGGGACGAGAACGGGGTACGGTTAGTCGGCGTTCCGGAACTGACAGAGATCCGTCTGTGGATGCATGAAAAGTATCAGCAGGGGTGGGCGCTTAGGCGGATTGCTCGAGCACTGAACGAGAAGGGAGTGCCGACCAGGTCAGGCGGGAGCTGGTTCGAAAAGACAGTGCTAGTCATACTCACCACCCCCTTGCAGGTCGGCGCCCGAGTGGCTGACGGCGAACTGGTCTTCGGCGGGAACGTTGAGCCCCTCATCCCTTACGAGGTCTTCCGCAAGACCACGCTCGCCGTGGAAGCTCGCAAGGGAGGGCCACAGCGTGGGCGCGAGCCCCGAGTGCCCTTGACCGGACGTCACGTACGCTGCGGGACCTGCGGAGGGCCCATGTACTGTCGCTACGCCCACAGCGTCAACGACCTGTACTACCAGTGCTATCACAGGAGCCATGGCCTCTGTGAGCGCGGTGTCGCGGTGAAAGCCTCGTGGCTCGTCCCCGAGGTCGAGAGGAAGCTGCTTGCCCGGGTGGGGGAGACGAGGGCCCGGGAACGGAGTCTCAGGATCGTCGACCCGGTCGAACCGTTGGCGAATGAGGTGCAACGAATCGAGGCAACCCTTGGGCAGCTGACCTCACTGTTCGTCGACGGAGAACTCCTCGAGGGGGAATACCGTGAGGCACGCAAGCTGCAGTTGAAGCACCTGACAGACGTGCAGAAACGCCTCGACAACGCTGTGAGGCGCGTGGAGGTCATCGTGCGGGCCGATTATGTCGAAACCGTTCTAGCCGGCCTTTCCGACATCGGACCCGAGGGCTGGGCAGCCCTGAGCGTGCCGGCGAAGCGGGACATCTTCGATGTCGTACTCGACCGAGTGATCGTCTACCCGAAAGACCAACCCAGGAACCGCTGGGCTCCTCCCCATAAGATCAAGATTCTCTGGCGCTAACCAGCGACGTAGCTCCCGCTCTTTGTCATGTCGTGCGAGTTCGCCCCGCGTGGGTACCTCTCTGTAGGCAGAAGTGCGAACTCTGCGGAGGCGGACTTCTTCCGTATCAAAGCCTGGAACTCGCAGGCCGAAGCCGCCGGCGACCATCTGGGCAAAGGACGGCGTATTGCCGTGGAAGGTTCACTGCGCCAGGACGTTTACGAGAAGGACGGCGAAGAGCGCAAGGCTGTCTCCGTGGTGGCCAAGCGGCTCGAGTACCTGTAGCGGGGCCGGTCTGCGGCCGGCAAGGCCGGCGCCCAGCATGGCCGCA